ATGTTGCTGAAGAAAGTGGTCCCCGCAATCCTGTTATTATCTGTATGCGGCCAGGCGCTGGCGGCACAAATCATTACCGTCAGCCGCTTTGAGATCGGTAAAGATAAGTGGCCGTTTAATCGTGAAGAGGTGATGCTGACCTGCGAGAAGGACGGTGCCATGTTTGCCATCAACCCGAGCACGCTGATGCAATACTCGCTGAACGACAAAGCGGATGCGCTGTTTAAGAGCAACCAGGTGAAAGCGCAGCCGATCAGCGTGATCCAGAGCGAGGATAAAGCGCATCCGGGCCAGATGATGAGCCTGCAGCCGATTGTTGAGCGCACTCAGGCGCTGTGCGGTAAGTAAGCCTGCCGGGTGCAGCATCACGCTGCGCCCGACTGTTTTTTGCCGTTGCGATCACAAACTGATCCTGTTTATGGCCCTGTGCCGTGCCTCAGCTGGCAATTCCTCCGCGCTGTTCTAATCTTAAGTTGCAAGGCGTTATCGCCTTCATAAATGCCAACTTTTAGCGCACGGCTCCTTGAGAGCCATTTCCCTGGACCGAATATAGGAATCGTATTCGGTCTTTTTTTGGTTGGGATTTAAAAACAGTAACTTACAATATAATCAATCATTTAAGTCCAACCCTGTTACCTTCTGTTCTACTCTGCTGGACTCTGAGTCGCCACTTTGTCGCCACTTTTCTTCGCCATCAACGCCAGCGGATTGCAGCGAATTGCATCCTCAAGATGGTCGGGCGCGAAGTGCGCATAACGCATCGTCACCCTGATGTCGGAATGCCCAAGAATACGCTGCAGCACGATGATATTTCCCCCGGCCATCATAAAGTGACTGGCAAAGCTATGGCGCAGTACATGGCTCATCTGGCCTTCGGGTAATTCAATGCCTGCCAGCCGAATGACCCGATAAAACTGGCGATAGCACTCTGCAAAAAAACGGCCTTCTTTGTCTTTTAATTCGTTATACAGGGCGTTGTCGATGGGTACCGAGCGGTTCTTTTTGCCTTTGGTATTGATGAAGGTGATTTTGTTTGGAGACAATTGTGAGGCTTTAAGATTCGCGGCTTCACTCCACCGGCACCCGGTTGAAAGGCAGATTTTGATAATCAGCGTCAGATCAGGGTTATCGTGAAATTTGCAGGCGGCAAAAAGCTTTTGTATCTGGGTTTCAGTCAACCATGCCATTTCTTTCTCTGGCTGATCAAACTCCCGTATATTTTTAAGTGGGTTGGGGTAGCTGATTTCGCCAAGCCGTTCCAGCTCATTGAAAAGAGCGCGAAGGAATGCATGTTCACAGTTAATGGTACCCGGTGAGACCTTTAACGATTTATCACTGGTTTTGTATCCGTTCTGTATGAGGCCCTGTAAACGCCGATCCCGATAATGTGCCCAATCCTTCGAAGTGATAGAGGCAGCTACGGGGTTCCCCATGCCATTACAAATGATATTGAGTTTGCCGAGTCGGCCCTTTCTATCACTTAGCGAGCAACCGTGCAGTCTGTACCATAGTTCGATAAGTTCGCTAAGCTTGCGGTTATCTTCTTTCTCTGCCAGCCAGGGTTTAGCCTTCATTTCGTCCTGAGTGTATTGCTCAAAGGCAATGGCTTCGGCACGGGTCCTGAACTGTCGCCTTACACGTTTACCATCCCTCCCGTTGAGATAGCACTCGCAGAGCCACTTACCTGTATTTAATTTCCTTATTGCCATGTAGCCCCCTTGATAAAAGGGGATTAAACTACTGTATATAAAAACAGTATTCAATGTTTGATTATCGATTTTCAAACATGAAAAAGCCCGCTGAGCGGGCTAAATTAATGCAGAAGGGAAGGTTGCTGTTGACTGGTGTAGAGTGGCACCTTATTGATTTGCCCAGGCGAGACAATCATTCCAGTCACGGTCTCGTGCGTTTTGAATGTGCAGCTGCAATTAATATTCTGGCACTGGTGATAACGTTCTTTTGTTTCTTTCGATACATAGCGGCTGCTTTTTGCGTGAGCTGCTGTCTGGCATAAAGGGCAGTGCATCATCATCAATATCCTCAAAAAGGGCAGGGTAGAGCCACTTAGTTTGAATACGCAAATCACGTTTTGCAAATTACACACGAATTAAGCATTTTCCGTTTCACCCTCTGTTTCTGACTGATATTCAATATCTGAAAGCAGCACTTCAAACTCAAGCGTGGTTGTGTATCCACTACTGCTCAGACTGTGCGTCACCTTACTGATAATCCATGGCTGCGCATCGATCACGGATTTAAAGCCGCTCACCCTGACCGGCGTCTCCGGGTATAGGTCGGCACGCCCCATCGCGAGTGTAAGCGAGAACTCCGCGACGCCGCGCTGCAGCTTATCCCACTTTGCTTTAGCTGACCGCATCGCTGCCGCTTTTGTCGCATACACGGTCGTCAGCGTGAAGATATTGTCTTCCGTGCCTGCCAGATAATCACCCTCTCTGGCCTCCGGCGTTTTGGTNCTCACCCTGACCGGCGTCTCCGGGTATAGGTCGGCACGCCCCATCGCGAGTGTAAGCGAGAACTCCGCGACGCCGCGCTGCAGCTTATCCCACTTTGCTTTAGCTGACCGCATCGCTGCCGCTTTTGTCGCATACACGGTCGTCAGCGTGAAGATATTGTCTTCCGTGCCTGCCAGATAATCACCCTCTCTGGCCTCCGGCGTTTTGGTCGCGGTTGTCTTTTTCTTTTTAGCCGCCGGGTGTTCCAGCGCGCGCAGGTGCTTAACCTTCGGCTTGCGCTTTACCTTAACCTTTTTCGGCTTCGGGTCTCTGATATGCAGCCAGCTCGCCGAGACGCCGGTGTATGCGCCACGGTCAGCAATGCTGAAGCTGTGCCGGTCGCCATCCTGCCGCGTGATTGTCATCTGCGGGATTGGCTTGCCGCTGGCGGTGACGCCGCTACCGGGTTTTATAAACAGAAGCCTTCCAGCCTTCACTGCCGCAACCGCGCCGTAAAGTGTGGCGAGTCGCGTCAGGAATTTAGCGTCAGTTTCCTGCGTCTGGTCAATGTGAGCCACGGCAATTCCGGCGAATCCATCGGCCAGCATAGGCTTTAAGTTATTGCGCCGGGCTATCTGCGTCACGACGTCCCCCAGGGTAGTGTCGTGATAGGACACCTCCCGGCGGGAATTGATCGAGCCACGGAAATCAGCACTGCGGGCGCGGATTGTCATCGTGTCCGGCGCGCCGTGGTGCTCAACCTCATCAACAGTGAAATCACCTTTGCCAAAAAGTGTCTGGCCTTTCCAGCCGAGAAACAGCGTTATCACTGCGCCGCGAACCGGCATAGCCAGCTGCCCGTCGGCGTCGTCCAGCTCAATATCCAGCTGGTCGGCCTCAAAGCCGCGGTTATCAGTCAGCGTCATCGAGATAAGGCGATCCCGGATACTGGTTGTGACGTCATTAGAGTTAACCTTCAGCATGAAATCCGGCGTCAGCTGCGCCCCGGCCTGCACCGGCAGGCTGCTTATCCCGATCATCCGAGCAGCACCCCTGCAGTTGTAATCAGGCTGCCGGCCGCCGACTTAACGCCGTCGATTGCTGACGTAAGCTGGCCTGTCAGACTGGCGGAACCGCTGATCAGCCCGTCAGCCTGTTTCTTTAGATCGCCAAATATAGACGTAAGCGACTCATCGACGCGTTTCAGGCTCAGGGTAAACATGATTTTGCTGGCCGTGCCGTTGGGATAAAACTCGCTGAAGGTGTTAGAAATACTCTCGATCACGTACATGCCGTAAATCATACCGCTGCCGCCAATCAGCGGCCACGCCATGCCCTTGTCTGCCATCAGGCGGATTGTCATCAGCGATACCGAGCCGCCCGTTATTTCCGGCCGCAGCTCCCCGGAAAGCGTGATTTTTTCATCGCCCGGCCCGATAAACTGCGCCGACGGACGCTGCCCGAACCGGCTGTTAGTGGGCCAGCGGTAGTCGATATTCTGCTGCATATCCCCGTAAGGCAGGGTCTGTCGCATAAACGGCATCATGCCGTAAATCATCATCATCGGTTAATCCTCCCAGCCCATTTTGCTGCGGTTCTGCGCCTGCCGGTTGCGCTGCTCTTTTGCCTGATGCTGCGCCATCAGCGCCATTGCGTCGTCTTTGGTCATCCCCTCATGCATATTGATTTCATACTGATAGGTATTCTGGCTGCGGTCGGTAAATCCGCCTCCAGCTGACGGGGCTGAAACCGGACGGTACGCCGCGCCACCATAGGCGAGGTTGTATTCCAGCCCGCCGGTATCTGCGCCCGCGCCGCCGGTTGCTATTGGATCGGTCGACGGCACTTTGTCTTTCAGCCCGTCGGATTTCGTGTCGATAATGCCGAGCTTATCCAGCACCCAGTTGATGCCACCCATCAGCTGATCGAGCGCATGCCCCGGAATTTTCAGCGCCTCGGCCAGCATGTTGCCGAACTGCTTACCCATGTCTCCGGCGGCGGCAAGTTCGGCCTGCGTGGATTTGACCGGCTCCAGCAGTTTGCCGAACCAGTCCCAAAGCTCTTTGACCTTACCGCCTACCCACTCAAAAGCGGGCTTCAGCGAGCCGAAGGAATCACTGATCGGCCCCATCGCAGCTGTGAAGCCTTCGGCCATACCTGCAATAAAGGCGCTGATGGGTTCCCAGTATTTGCGAACCAGTAGCGCACCGGCCACGATTGCCGACGCGACGGCCACTACCGGCAGCGTGATGGCACCGAGCGCCGCCGTAATCGCTCCACCCGCGATGCTGAATGCCGTGCCGAGGAAGCCCGCTCCGGCAATCAGGGTATTCACGCCCGCAATCACCGGCCAGGCTACCAGCCCGATAGCGCCCAGCGCCCCGGCTAACATCAGCCCGCCCATTACCACCTTAGCAATACCGCCCGCCAGCTCAGGATTAGCTTTAATCCAGCCATCAACTTTAAGCAGCAGCGCCGCTGTATCCTGGGTGAGTGTTCGCAGGGCGCCATCGTTCTGATCAAAAAGGTCGGTGCCGATAGCCTCATATGCAGACTGCAGCTCTTTCAGATCACCGCCGAGGTTATCCTGCATGACCTGGACCAGCTCGGCCGTTTTGCCATCAGAGGCTTTAAACGTGGCAGTCAGCTCATCGAGCTTACCGGTTGAGGCGGCTGTCATCAGCACGGCCGCTGATGAGCTGGCCTCCTCGCCAAAGATAGTTTTCATGTACTCGGCGCGCTGGCCCGATCCCAGCTTGTGACGGTCGAAGCTCGCCTGCATTTCTTTCAGAATGGCAAAGATGGGGCGGGTATTTCCTTTGCCGTCTGCCGTTTTAATGCCCAGCTCTTTGATAGCCTTGAATGACTCGCCGGTGGGAGCCTGCAGCCTGCTTAGCACCGCGCGGCTTCCGGTACCGGCCATCGAGCCGGTGATTTTGGCATCGTGCAGAGCGCCGACCATCGCTGCCGCCTGCTCGATGCTGACGCCCGCATTTTTCGCCACCGGGGCGACGTAGGTCAGCGCGTCGCTAAGCCCGTCAAAGTCAGCGGCCGTTTTATTCATGGTCATCGACAGCACGTCGCCGATGTGTGCAACCTTATCGTTAGAAAGCTGGAAGGCTGATTTCATCCCCATCAGCAGCCCGGCGTTTTCCTCCATCGTGCGCTTGTTTGCCAGCGCCATGTTGAGCGTGACCGGCGTAACGGCCTGCACGGCTGCGGCATCGCCACCACCTTTGGCAATAACGATTTGCGCGCCGGCCGCATCATCGGCAGATGCGGCCGTTGTATCGCCGAGCTGACGCGCCTGCGCACGCAGTACGGTCATTTCCTTTGAATCTTTCGCCACGCCGAGTACGGCCTGCAGTTCGGAGTTTTTCTGTGCGAAATTAAAGCCCGGCATCAGCAGCGAAGTTGCCGCCATGCCGCCGACCGTTGCAGCCCCGATACCGGCCGCCCCCATATTGCGCACCTTGCCCGACAGCTCCTGGCCTTTCCGGTAGCGCTCACTTGTCTGGTTCAGTCGTTCCTGCTGTGCATTCAGCTGCTGAAGTTCCATTTTCTGACGGCTCAGGCTTACAGTTGCCTGCGCTGATGCAGTTCGCAGACGCTGCTGCTCGCTGCTCAGGCTTTTGGTGGAAATCCCTGCTGCGTTAAGCGCCTCGCGCTGCTGCTGCACCGACAGGCGCAGGCTGTTGGTTTTCGTCTGCAGCTCTGCCGCTGCCTGCCGGGCCTTTTCCAGTGCGCGGGCCTGCTGCTGCGTGGGGCGCTCCGTGTTTTTAAACTGCACGGCCAGCGCTGCGGCCTCCTGCTTTGCGTTTTTGAGGCTCTGCTGCGTGACGGCCAGCTGCGCGCTGGCCTTACGGAAGCCGTCAATTTTCCCGGCCTGCGCGTCCAGCTCCTTAATCGTTGATTGTGTCTGGCGAATGTCAGACGACAGATTTTTAGCGGCAGTCTGAACGGCTTTGAAGGGGCGCGAGGCTTTGTCTACCGCGTTCAGCAGCACCTGCACCTTGAGGTTATTGCTCATCCGGGTTCGCTCCGCTGCGGATAAAGGCTTTATGCCGCCAGTCGATCAGCTCGGCCAGCGGCATGTCGTACATCTCGGAGGGTTGCCAGTGGAATATCGTGGCAATATCGGCCATCAGGTCATTGACCGTCAGGCCGCGAGGCCAGTCTATTCGTCCGACTTCGACTGCAAAAAACCGATCACCTTTCCGCCCAGCGTAATCAGGTCAACCGCATCGAGGGCGTTACATTCAGCCTTTGTCAGCGCTGGCAGGGTAATGCGCGGCAGCACGGTCAGCAGCGCGTCAACATCCGACTGGCACAGATCGGCCAGGCGCACGCCGCGCAGGCTTCCGGCGGTCGGTTTAATCAGCTCCACGCTTTTGATTTCGGTTTCGCCGCGCAGCAGCGGGGTTTTAAACTCAACAACGTTATCTTTCTTTTCCATGATTGTTCTCTGTTCACTGTAGTCAGGTAACGCCAGCGGCGGACGCTGGCGTCAGGGTTTATACCAGGCCGAGGTTTTTACGGCGCTGCTCAAGGCGGTCAGTGCCGTTAACCCTCTCCACCATGTTGATGGTGTCGATTTCGATCAGCTCCTTGCCGTTAAAGGACAGCTTGTAATAGGTGTTTTTACTGGTGATTTTGATTTCCGAGTCTTCACCCTGCTTGGCCTCGCCGAAGTCGAAAGACTGATGCTTACCGCGCACCTCAATCTCTACCGCGATTTCCTCGCCGGTATCGTCGCGCTGGTAAGAGCCGGTAAAGCGCAGGGGAATGTCGGAGGCTCCCCACTGCGTGAGTACCAGCTCATCAATGCCGCCGATACTCCATTCCATATCAAGCGCGTCATCTTCCAGGCCGTTATCGATAAAGGCCGCGCCGCTCATGCCGCCCGCGCGGAACGGGTCGAGCTTGCGCGCCAGCTTCGGCAGGGTGACGGCGGTGACGACGCCCTGATAGCTGTTGGCGTTGTTGAAAAGGTTCATGCCCTTCAGTTTGCGTGGCAGTGCCATTTATCCGGCTCCTCAGCTGTTTACGGATGCGGCGAAGTTCGCCAGATATTTGTCGGAAATGCGCTGGCGCAGCGTCAGGTCTTCCAGCGGCGGAACCGGCGTATAGTCGTAGTCGATAGAGAGCTTGCCCGCCTTCAGGCTGTCTTTGTCGTTGGCGCTTTCGTCATACCAGGCGGATGCACCCAGCAGATAACCGGCAGTGACCAGCTCGCGAAATTTCGCGTTAATGCCTGCGATAATCTCTCGCACCAGAACCGGCGTCAGCGGCTTATCAACCGCCCACATATGCGCCTCGGCCATCGTGTCGGCCAGCACCTGCGCCGTGCGGGTGTAGTTCTCGAACTGGAACAGCGGGTCATCGCTGCAGGTACGGTTACCCCAGAAGCGGAAACCGTCTTTACGGATCAGCGTGGTAACGTCGGCCTCGTTGAGCAGGTCGGCGTCGGTGCCGGTCTGCTGCAGATCCCAGAACACTGATGCGGAAATACCGGTCACGTTGTTGACGCCGACGTTAGACAGGGTTTTATGCCAGCCCGTGTCGTTGTCGATTCTGGCGCGCAGGCCCAGCGCACGGGCAGTGGCAAAGGCGGTATCGGATTTACTGGTTGCGGTGTTCCATGCAACGAAATCAGGCCAGATAACCATGATTTCGCGCTGGCTGAAGTTCTGGCGGTACAGGCGGGCTTCGGAAATGTTTTTACATTCCCATGCTGACACATAGGCAAAGGCGCGCAGCTGCTCAGCAATGCTGGCAAGCGCGGTTGCCACTGGCAGTGAATCCAGTCCCGGCACACCGAGGATACGCGGCTTCACATCGAGCTGGGTCTGCGCGGCGAGCAGCGCTTTCATGCCGGTATACTGGCCGTTTTCATCCGTGCCGCCGATGATATTGGACGTGGTNTGCGCGGCGAGCAGCGCTTTCATGCCGGTATACTGGCCGTTTTCATCCGTGCCGCCGATGATATTGGACGTGGTTTCGGCTTCGTCGGCTCCTTCAGCGACGCGCACGACGACGGTCACGGGTTTTGACTGGTCAGCAATAGCCTGCAGCGCGGCAGCGAGCGTGCCTTTTTTACCGGCCTTGCCGACAGCGGCCTGCACGTTGGTGATAAGTACCGGCGTATTGAGCGGGAAAGTTGCCGCATCCGCATCCTGGGCGGTGCAGACCATGCCGACGATTGCAGTTGATACGGTTGTAATGGTGCGCGTGCCGTCGTTAACTTCGACGACGCGGACACCATGATGATAATCAGACATCTGATGCACTCCGTTTTGAGGGTGTGCTCAGGGTGTCAGGTCAGGTTTTGCAGTGCATCTGATGGGGGTTTGCTGGTCAGTCAGCAGACAAAATTAATAATCTGGCGCTGCCTATTGGCCGGTATGTATCGGTAAAGGGTTTTTTTACTGATACCACGAGAATGCAGTGCTGATTGCCAGCAGCAGACTGGCCGCTGAAATGGATGAGACAAACCGGACCATTGCGCCGCTGCAGGATGCGGTTGATATTAGTTTTGCATCTGATAAGGAGATCACCTGCATGGCAGAATGAAAACGGTATCGGGTGGCGCTGAGCTGGATTGATACCAGCAAAGCGCCAGATATCGAATGGCCTGAAAGGGCGAAATAAAATAAGCGTGTCAACTAAATTTTAAGCTAACACCATTCCTGAGAGAAATATATTCTTGAGTCCGCTTTATGCCAAAAGCGGACTCTGATTACTGCACAACACCAACTATGATTAAAGATAAATCTATTAAGAGTTTGCGAATCTCAATGAAGAGCAACTCAACATGTTGACATCATCAAAGATGAATTTGCATTAAAAAAGCCTTGATAGTCCTCATATAGTCCATTTGCACGTGCAAAACTTATTGCTTCATTAAGCTTGGATCTGGCGATATTATACTGTTTCCAACCTTCTTTATCATTACATTCAGGAGTGACCCTTAAATTAGCACCTGTTGCAGAAAATTCAGACATTAAGTTATTTAGTTTTTCTTCTGCTATTTGCCTACGTATTTCCACTGATGAAGCTCTCGCGCTCTCATTAAGCTCAGCATTTAATTTCTCATATTTTATCTTTAAGCTATCTAATTCCAAGAGTTTCTTGGCATAAGTTTCTTTTTCGCTTTTAATTGAGATCTCTTGCTTATATACTTCTTTCTCCCTTTTTAAAAACTCCTCCTGCTTAATAAGGCTTTCATCGTAAAAAGCTTTAACCTGCTGGTCTAATTCATTTTTCTTATCATATAGAACTATATATTGCTGGACTAAAAAAGCACCAAAAGCGCCAAAAATAAGTAAAGAAACAATACAGGCGACAAGGTTTTTACGAATGAAATTCGACAACTCTTTTAAATTCATGGCTTCCTCTTTTTGTTTGAGCATACATATAGACTAATAAATCAATGCCAATTCTACTTTAAAATGCTCTAAAATATCCAAGTATACTTGCCGTTCAAAAAATAATCACGCTCGTTATGTCTATCAGGTTGAGAGAATAATGTAGACTTATGTATGCCGCTCATGGCTGGAGGTGGGTTTTAAGTTTGGCTCAGCTCCACAATGCAGAACAAATACTGAGCCAGACAATAACGCAGCCTTCTTATTGGACAGGCTGTTCAGGCCATATTATTTTTTTAGCATCTTCCGGGTTCACCCGCATCAGCATGACGCGGTATTTTTTCCAGGCGATAAGCTGGCTTGCCTCATCATCTGTCGCTATCCCTAAATCGTTCGCATCTTGCAGGGGCTGAATAGCCGCATCAGCTTCAGCCCGCAACCTGCTTCGCTTGTCCTCAGCCTGGCTGATAAGTTCCTCAGCTGTCGGTAATGGCTGTTCAGTCAGGCAGGGCCGCATATCAGCACCACAGGCAATCAGCTTTCCTTCTGCCTGCCCGGACAGTAAATCAGCCCAGGCCTGTTCGGTAATATTGATCGCATCTTCCGGGATATCCCGATTAATGGCGGTATCATAAAAGGCATTATTCGAAGGCGAATATTTTTTCATTTAAATTCCTAACGCTATCCACCAGATGCCCTGCTGAGTAGTATCCGGGCCGCTGTTTGTAAGAGAGAAAGATGATTTATCGCGAAATTGCACACCTACTGCGTATTCGCCTTTTGACGGAATTGAAGATCCCTTATTAGCAACAAGTGAAAATCCGGCACTTGGAAACGACACAGGAAGCGTAACAATCGTGGTTGACTGCTGTGCAAATGTGCCACTCCCCCATTGCAGGATCAGGCCGTTCGGGAATTTGCAGTACCCGTTACCGCTTTTAACGATTGAGAAGAAACTCATGTCAGGCAGCTGGCCGGTGCCATTACCTACGGTCTTTTTTGCCGCGTCACCTAAACCGAGGTTTTTGAGAACGTCAGGAACCACCCCGGCGTCTTTGATTTCTGCCAGGGCGCTTGCGATCTGCAGGTACTGGCTGTGTGGGTTTTTCGCCGCGATATGGTTTTTCATTACACTGTCTGCGTAAGCCTTCACCTCGATCACAGCGTCATCAACATATTTCCTCGTTGCCAGCACGACTGATGGATCAATTTTCAGCGTGACGGCCGCTTTGCTGTTCACGATTAAAATCATGCGCACGGTCTGCGTACGGCCGCTACCTTCAGCAAGTTGCGGCTTATAGGTCTCCGGGCAGTTAGCTACGGCAATCAGCACACCGTCGGCGTCATACAAACCAATCTCGCGGATCCAGAAACCGCCCTCGCTTTCGGGGATAATCTGCTCAGCGATAATCTGGCTGCTGTTTGCCGCGTCAACGGTCAGCGAATTAAGCTGCGCGCGGCGCTTCTCGCCAATGAGCTTAGTCTGTGCCGCGTCTGGCGTCGGCAGCGTGCCGCCACCGTCCCCGACCCCCAATGATGTGATATTCACTTTTGTGCCGAGCGCGGCGGCGTTCGCCAGCTTAGCCGCGCCCTGATTGGTCAGCAGGGCAAAATATTTAGTCGTCATGCGCTCACTTCCGTCAAGTCAATAAGATGCACCGCCACGCCGGAATAACCCGGCCCGCCGACGCTGATAAGTTCTGGTGTGTAAGGGTAAACGGTCAGCTCGTCGCCGCTGTAGCTGGCAACGGCAACCGGCAGCGTGCCGTTAGCATCAAGATTGATGGACAGGCCGATGAGGTGTCGGCTGCAGGGCTTCGCGTCGGCTATCAGGCGCTCCAGCTCGTTATACATTTCCTCGGTAATGCCGGTATCCAGCACGCCCACGTCAAGCCGGAACGTGCCGGGCGCTTCGTTGGTTTTCCACCACTCAATGATTCTGATGAGATAGCCCAGCGGCTCAACGACGCGGCGGATAGCGCCGATAGTGCCTTTATGCCGGTGCACGTACTGCGAGGCGGCAACCACGGCGCGTTTTGTCGATTCCGGCCAGGCTGAATCCCAGCGGTTAACTGACCACGCCCATGCCAGATAGGGCAGAAGATCCACCGGGCAGGTTTGCGGATTCCATAACTGGCGCAGCGGCACGCTCATAGCACCAGGGTTTGCCAGCGCCTCAGCGGCGGCAACCTCAAGCGCTGAAGAACCGGTCGGCAGCAGGCGATCACTCATCCGAGCCTCCCACGGTCAGCATGTAGCCCGTGCAGTAAGCGGCCTGCGTTTTATCGAGCACCACGTCAGCAGAAGGCTTGATGAGGTTGACGCGCTGCACGCCCTCAACGTGCATGGCGGCATACAGCGCAGACAGACGAATGTCGCGGCCGAGACGCTTCTGCGCGCTGACAAAGGCGGCGAGCTTTGCCTCAGAGGCGGCTCGGACTGGCTCCGCCTCAGGCCCCGGATAGAGGTAAAGTTCGGCCACGATTTCATAATTCACAATCTTCGCTGACTGCACGCTCACCCGGTCGGCAACCGGGCGCACGTCTTCGTCATTGAGCGCAGCGTTAACCACGGCCAGCAAGTCGTCGCCCGCCACGCCGCTACCCTCCCGCGCGAGCACAGTCACAGTGACAACGGCGGGCGACGGGCTGATAGCTGATGCATCAGCTATGCGGCCGTCGGCGCTTCTGGCGTGATACTCATATGCACCGGTCGGCCCGGCAACGCTAAGCCCCTCAAACGCCGAGGCAATGCGCAGCCGGAAATCATCGTTACTTTCCATCACGGCGGCGGTTGGTGGAATGGTCGTATCATCGGCCGGGGTAATCGTCAGGCGGGTTACGCCATTGTTTGCGCCGAGCTGGTCAAGGTCGCCATCCAGTGCATACGCCACCATTACCGCCTGTCCCGCCTCGTTGATGCGCTGGCGCAGGATCAGCTCGCGGTAAGCGTTTTCCTGCAGCAGTTTAACGATAGGCTCTGACTCCAGCGTCAGCGTGCGGGCGACGGCCTCCTGCTGGTCAGCAGGGTAAAGGGAAATCAGCGTCGCCTTTCGCTCGGCCAGCAGGCTTTCATAGTCCAGCGGCTCCACCACATCAGGCGCGGGAAGCTGACTCAGGTCGATAGTTGCCATAGTCTCAGCTCACAGGAANGCGACGGCCTCCTGCTGGTCAGCAGGGTAAAGGGAAATCAGCGTCGCCTTTCGCTCGGCCAGCAGGCTTTCATAGTCCAGCGGCTCCACCACATCAGGCGCGGGAAGCTGACTCAGGTCGATAGTTGCCATAGTCTCAGCTCACAGGAACGGTTAAGGAAAAAGGCTGCGCGCTGTCGGTGCGGCTGCCGGACAGCTCAACCACCATTGCGCCGTTGATATCCGACTCAAAGCTGATGGCGGTCAGCTTTACGCGCGGCTCCCACTTTAGGATCGCCAGATAGCAGGCCGACATAATCTGCAGGCGCAGCGCCTCGTTCTGCGGCTTGTCAATCAGGGCGGATAAAAGCGAACCATACTGGCGGCGCATCACCCTGGAGCCGAGCGGGGTCAGCAGAATGTCACGCACCGACTGCCGGATATGATCGAGATCGGTCAGCGTGCCGCCGGTTTCGCGGTTCATGCCGATATATTTTGTGGTTGTCATACTGGTGCCCCCGTCTTGCCGCCGCTGTCGCCCGGATGGATATGCGAATGCAGCACCTTGCCGTTTGAGGACAGATTGCCGCCGGTATGCGTAACGTCGCCTTTCATCGTGCCGCCCTTTGTGACCTCCAGCTGCGCAGTTTTTAACAGCGTTGTGCATTCCACTTCGGGCGAGTCAAACAGGATTTTTGCCGCTGCTTTAATAGTTGCGGTCTGTATGCCGGTTGCGATCAACGCGCCGTTTTCCGGCTCGTACTCGATCACCGCGCCGTCAGGAAATGACCAGTGCAGCGCATCAGCCGAGGCTGACGGAGCCGGGTTGTCATCGGAGAAAATGCCCGGCAGCACAAAGCCGGTATCGAGTTCGCCGCCCAGGCAAAGAACAAGCACCTGCTCCCCCACTGACGGCGCATTCCAGGAGCGGGTTTTACCCGCGCGGGAGCTCAGCCAGTGCAGCCAGCCGGTTGTGTTTTTTCCCGTATCGACACGGCACAGTCCGCCGTCAAGATTGACGGCCGACACGGTTCCGATGCGGATTAGGTTGCGCAGCAAGCGCTGGATTTCAAAAATTTGCTCATTCATGGCAAGATGATGAAGCAGAGCAATTCAAGATTCAAAACCATGTCGTATGGTGGTCTACTAACAAACACAATTATTCTTCGGGTGGATGTATGCAGGATTTTTTTACGTTAAGTAATGTTCAGAATATAATTGCCTACTACCGCAGCATGTTAAACAACCTTACTCCAGCAAACTCTTTTGAAAAAAGTAGGAACGAAAATATTTCCACAATGCTCGCCTCATTTTCAAGAAATGCTCAAGAGTGGGATCAGAAGTCACAAGTTAACATTAATTACATAGGTGAAAGATTTTTTAATGAGTTACAAGCTAAAGAGTCTAATCAAGACTCTTTAGATGAGGTTTTTTCCAGCTGCTTTAGATTTTTACTTGAATACTATATAAACATGCCAAGCGAACTTGGTCACCCTTTCGGTTCTATCAAGTCATTTGCCGTACATCACCTTGATGATTTTACTGATTCTGCTAAGGCTCAAATCGAGTATGCCTTGAGGGAGATGCCAATAAATATCCTAAAAGACATTTTGCATAGTGCAGAATTTAAAGCCTTGAGAGAGTTACCTTCAATTACCGAGCATGCTGAAAATCTCAAAGAAAAGTGGGATGCCGAGCTGGAAGAAAGGATTGTTAAAACAAACAGTTTAAAAGAAACCTTGAAAGAATATGAGCAAGCTTTCAATTTTGCAGGTTTATTTAAGGGATTCTTCGACTTAGGCGATAGCAAAAAACAAGAAGCGCGCTCTGCAAAAGCACTTCTTGTTGCCTTAGCCATAATGGTTCCCATGCCTATCATATTTGAAACTGTATACTTTGTTTTTAATGATGTGACATTCACCTCAGCTTGGGATTTAATTAAAATCCTACCCGCTGCATCAATGTCCCTGTTGCTAATTTACTTCTTCCGCATATCTCTCAGAAACTATAACTCGCTAAAAGCTCAATTATTGCAAGTTGAGTTAAGGAAAACTCTTTGTCAGTTCATTCAAAGCTATGTTGATTATAGCAAGGAGATAAAAAGTAAAGAGCACAACCCGCTTGATAAATTCGAAGATATAATCTTTTCGAACATCATGACTGCTGAAGAAAAAATCCCATCGACATTTGATGGTGTTGATCAGCTTGCTAACATGATTAAAGCCGTTAAAGGATCGAAGGGTTAATAAGAGAGATGTAGATAATTTATTATGTAATTCTCAATAAAAATGATGTCATGGTCACTTACTCCTAACAGTGGCCTAGCCTCATATCGCACCTCCTTTCCTTTGCGCGATGGCCGGTCACGCAGCCCGTAATGATGCACGCGTACCATGCGCTGCACGTTACCCGCAAACTCGATCACGGCCTCATTCGGGCTGGCCTGCATCTTCATGTATTTAGCCGTGCGCAGCTTTGCGAACATCTCGCGCTTTATCCGGCCCTTTTTGCTGCGTACCGGCTGCGCTTTTCGGGGCTTGAACGGCGTACCGTCTGGCGCCTGCTGGCGCTTGATGTTTTGCTGCTGACTGGCGCGCAGCTTGCGGCCAATGCTGCGCGCCATTTCTTTACGCGCCGGGGCTGACAGGCTGCTGATGAGCGCCTCCAGACGGTCGTTTACCAGCTGCAGGTCGCTCATGATTGCCACTCGCTGATGAGCTTACCGCCTGCGTAAAGCTGCAACGGCCTCGCATCGTTATCCGGCAGCGGATTCTCGCCAACGTGAGTGACGTGCAGCGCGCCGTCTACCTGCTTCACGATCACGCGCTCGCTCAGTTGTAGCTCTATGCTGATATCGCTGGTCGTGTCGCTGATCACGTCTGCCGTGAAGGTAAAGCCCGTCCGGCGCTTTTCCTCTGTTGCCATAATGTCGGGTTCATTCGTCCGTAGCCATTCAAGCAGCGGCACGATAAGCAGGTCAATATTGTCGGCGTAATCCGTAATCACCATGTTCAGCCGGTACTGATATTCAAACGACAGCGAGCTGGCAAGCGTCGAGACAATGCGCCCGCTGTCGATAAATACGTTCAGCGCGTCAGGGTTTCGCTGCAGCTCCGGCACGCTGTCGGTCAGCGCCCGGCGTAGTTGTTGCGGTTTCAGCATCGTGTTGTTCCTGGCAGTCTTTGATGATTTCGACCTGCAGCCCGCAGGCAGCGAGCGCGGCCTCTAACTGGCGATTATCCGCCGCCAGATCGCCCGCCGTTTTGAGGCTGTTTCCCGGCACCGGGCAGCTTGTCACGCGCGGACACCCAATCCAGATAATCTCTGGCGCTGGCGAAGGCCGGACGGGCGTGCAGCCGGATAACATCGTCAGGCAGATCAGCAGCAGACCAGTCACGCAGTATCGGATTTGCATCGGTTTCTCTCTGTATGGTCATTTCACGGTTAAGCGCGGCTGTGCTGGCGCGCCCCTGCATCAGCCGCAGCTCGGCCTCGCGCTTCTGGCTGGCCCTTGCATCGGCATCAAGCCTCGCTATCGCTTTATCCCTGCTCTCGATACCGGCCGACAGCGTGCCGATAATGCGCTGTGCGCTGGTCAGGTCATCCTTAACGACTTTCCACTGCCAGCCGGTCACGCCCAGCGCCAGCAGAGCGACGGCCAAAAGCAGAGCTATCAGGCGCGTCATGACACACCCTGCAGGCAGTAGGCTGTCTCATTCGCGCGGCGGTTCTCCAGCCCGCGATTTCTCACGCCCTTAACGAACACCCAGCGCCGTAGCTCATTACAGGCATCAGACCAGTGCTGCAGCCTGATATAACGGGCAAAGGTCGAGCTGCAGGCTGCACGCACGCCGACGTTAAAGGCGAATGAAACGGCGGTGTCATAGACCGGCTGCGGCATCTCAGCCGACATACAGGCATCAATCCCGCGCTCGACGCGCATCACGTCATAAACAAGATTGACCGCCGCCTGTCGCTCGCTGATCTGGCTTCGCGGGGTCACGCCCTCTGTGTGACCGATGCCGTTAGTCCAGACTCCGGCGCTGCACTGATAGGGCGAGGTGCGGCACCCCTCGGCGTTGGCGATAAGCGCAAGNGCCAGCACGGCCACCACGGCGCAGCGTTTAACGGTCTGGCTCAAGGCTCACCCCCCGCAGGCGCTGCAGCTCGTAGGTTTTACGGCGGTAATGCCAGTTGATAAAGAACGTCGCCACGTTAGTGATAAGCGTGATAACGGCCACTCCGGAACCGACCATAAAGGCGATATCCTGTGGCGTATGACGGCCGAACCACATCAGGATGAGGCTTATCAGGTAGTTAATCACAGAGCTGATTTTTTCCATTTTTAGTCCCACAGGTTGACGGTTTCACCTGCTGAAGAGTCAGGCAGATCGGGCAGCGTTACCTCACAGCCGTGCGGCAGCACCGGCCCGCTTTCGGCGAGGCCCGGATTAGCCGCATAAACCAGCTCGACGGCCTGACCGGTTCGCCCGTAAAAGCGCTGACAGATTTCGTCAACGGTATCGCCCTGTTGCGCGTAAACGTTCATCAGAGCAGATCCACAATGCAGCCAGGCTTACCGGCAATGCGGCTGATACTGAATCGCGCATCGCGCCAGTACTCGTCGGCGCTCGCCTCAATTTCTCCCGCTTTTTTCGTGCCGCTGGCGTCATAGCCACGATAGCGCTCAACGATGGTGGCAGCTGTCAGCGCACCGACGGCGGCAAGGTAGGCCGTAATCTTTTCGCTCTCGCCGTCCAGCGATTCCGCAGGCACGTCGGCCAGCGCCTTAAAGCCCGCCGCAATCTGCGCGGCGCGCCAGTCGTACAGCTCGGCGTTCACTTCTGAAATCGCCGTCTTCACGGCCAGGCGCAGGCGCTGCGCCGTGACCGTTCCCTCATAGCGCAGCGAATCGCGCAGCTGTTGCAGGTCAACGTCAGGCCAGAAAAACGTATTCTTTACCGCCGGCTCGGCAGCGTCTGCCGGTCGCGGGGCGGGGATAACAACCGTGTTATTCATAATCGGCCTTTGAAATAGGTGGGCGGTGGAGGACGGCGCAGACACTGAAAGTGCGTTGCCGTCCTGCCGCCCGTGCGCGGGGTCGCGTTCGGTCAGCGGCTGGNCGGCTCGGCAGCGTCTGCCGGTCGCGGGGCGGGGATAACAACCGTGTTATTCATAATCGGCCTTTGAAATAGGTGGGCGGTGGAGGACGGCGCAGACACTGAAAGTGCGTTGCCGTCCTGCCGCCCGTGCGCGGGGTCGCGTTCGGTCAGCGGCTGGCGATGGCCTGTTTTTTCATCGCCGTTCCCAGCCGCTCAATGTCTTTTTTGACGCCGCAGCCGTCGTGCAGCTGATGCGCCCTTACAAGGTGGGTCATCGCCTCCGAAGCCCTGCCCGCATCGCGAAGCACATACCCGGTTATCTTGTGCAGCTTCGCGCGCACCTGATCGGGCATGTCTTCAGATTCAGTCATCGCAATGGTTGCCAGCAGCGGGTCAACATCGACCGGCTCTTTTGCCGTCCAGGCGCGCGTTGCCGCGCTGGCGACTTCCTCGGCCAGCAGGTAAGGCAGGCTGGCGCGNAAGCCGTCAGGCGAGACAAGGCCATGCGTCAGCGCGTACCGGGCAATCTCCAGCGCGCCGGGCACGTCGCCCGCATCGAGCCGCCAGATCATGACGGTCATCAGCACGGCATCCTGTGCGCCTTTGCCTTTCTCCAGCACGCCGGACACCCACGGCAGGTACTCAGGCAGCAGCTGACGCTTCATTTCCGCCTTGCGCTCGTTAGAGTGCACTTTCTTCAGGCGGCGCTTGTCGTCGTTGAGCTTGATGAGCATCTGCTCATAGCCGCTGGCGTGGCGCAGCGGGTTGTCGGCGATCTGCGAGGCTTCGATAGCCTGCTGGCGCATGCGGTGACGTCGGGCAGGGCTTAACATGCGTTACGCCTCCGTTTTTTCGGTGCCGGCAGCGCCGTCGTTTTCTGCCGCTGCTTCCTGCCCTGCCGCTGCTTCCTGCCCTGCCGCTGCTTCCTGCGTTGTGGCTGCAGGTGCAGCGAACTCACCGACTTCGATGTTTTCAACCAGGCAACCGGCCGCGTAATCCTCGATCACGTAGTCCTCGTTGATTGACTCATAGTTTTCGATGCGGTCGCGCTTCGGCGCTTCGTCAATCAGGCGGCGGTGCGTGCCTTCCTGAAAGTAAATTGACAGGTTATCCAGACGGGTGATCATCAGCGCGTTAGCAGGGAAGTACGGCACGCGGATAGCTGGCAGGTTGCCGATGCGTTTCTGGCTGACGATGAGGTCGGCTGCCAGCTGCTCGGTGTTGGCCTGCGACTGATTGACGATCGGGAAATATTTGTCAGCCAGCAGCTGGCGGCCGCAGATCACAACCAGCTCCGGGTCTTCCTGATACCACGCCTCGATCAGGGTGTTGGTGGCATCCATCACCAGCGCGTCGAGGTTGGCGTAATCGCCGTTTTTGCCGACGCGGATTTTTTCAGAGACGACGGTGCCGTCTTCCTCGGTGATTTTGCTCATCACGCGCGCCGGTGCATCATTGCGATACTTCTGCAGCCAGCCTACCGCCACGTCCTGCAGCATCGGGAACTTGGTGCGGTTCGAGGTTTTGGCGCGGGTCACGCCGTTGAAGCCGATCATGATGCGGTCAAGCGCCTGGCGCTTCACGATGGCGTCACGCAGGCGGGCCTGAAAATCTTCATAACGCGCCCACAGGTCGAGCGTGTTATAGCGGATATGAAAGTCATAGTTGACCTGCACACACTCATAACCCTGCTTATCCAGCGCGGCAAAGTCAGCGGTTTCGCGCTCGTCGCCGCCTGCCGTGTCGGTCGTGCTGGCAATCGAACCGGACACGCCGATCCCGATTTTTTCGCCCTTCATTTCGGACACCGGCACGATGTTGACGCGGGTCATAAAGTCGGAAGACTCCTGCACGCGGCTCATCAGGGTCTGCGTGACCGACGGCTCAACGGTAAACTTTTTGTTCATGTCTTCGGTTTCGACGCCGTTCAGCTCGGCGAGGCGGGTCATGAACTGGTTAAACTTAAAGCGTGTATTCTTGCGCATTGGCGTTCCTGTTTATCTCTGTGTTGGGTTTTAACGTTCAGGCAACGCCTGATTAGCAGTCGGTCTGCACGCCGGACTTCGGATCGCTGCCGGTTGCCGCCGGGCGGCGGGTAAAGCTGCCGTCGGTCTGCGAAAGCTGGCCCTGCAGCGCAGCGAAAGCGGCGCGGTCTTCCCCGGCCTGCNCGCCGGACTTCGGATCGCTGCCGGTTGCCGCCGGGCGGCGGGTAAAGCTGCCGTCGGTCTGCGAAAGCTGGCCCTGCAGCGCAGCGAAAGCGGCGCGGTCTTCCCCGGCCTGCTGCTCGATAGCCTCCAGACGTGCGGTGACGGATTGCTCCAGCGCCGACAGCTCCTGCGTCTGGCTCTCCGAGTTCAGCTGCACCTGCTCGGCGACGGCCGTTACTGCCGCGCTGACGTCGGCGAACTGCTCGCCATCGGTTTTCTTTTTGGCCGAAAACATGGCTGCAATACGCTCCAGCAGCTTTGGAGCCACATCGGCCACCTCTTCAAACTCGATCACGGTTTCTTCGGCGGCGGTAAAGAGGTTGCCTTTGTCCAGCTTGCGGGACGCCAGCGGATTAACTTTGGCCATGGCGCTGAAGCTCAGAATCTCAGTGCCGAGGCTTGCCGGGTCATCAGTCACGGCCAGGCCGACCAGATACGCCTCGCCCGTTTCGGCGAACTCAGGGTTAACTTCAATAGAGGTGTAGATTTTCTGGCGCGCTTTGGTCAGCTCGACCAGCTCAGGCGTCGGATCAATCCAGCCGAACAGCGCCAGCTTGCCCTTGAGCGGGCCGTCGCCGATTTCTTCAGCCTCGACGGCGGTCACGTCGCCAAANATCCAGCCGAACAGCGCCAGCTTGCCCTTGAGCGGGCCGTCGCCGATTTCTTCAGCCTCGACGGCGGTCACGTCGCCAAAGCGGCGGAAGGTGCTGTCAGCGGCATAGCCCCGAATGTGCTCCATGTTGATGCGTGCGCCGTACATTTCCGGGCTGTAGTTTTTCGCCATCTGCGAAATCCAGTCGCGGGAAATGACACGGCCGTCGGTAGTTGCGCCTTCAACTGCGATACGAAAACGCTTTGCTTTGATTGCTGCCATTAATCAGGCTCCGGTCAGGTGTTGGGTCGGTTCGGGGCCAGTTTCCCCGTCGCCACACAATCCCTCAACGAATGCCAGCCCGCT